CTGATTCATAGCCTGTGCTAATACCTTCAGCACCTAAGCCCAGCGCACCCATCTCATCATAACCTTCGTCACCGGGGGAAAGAGCATAGCCACCTGATCCAGTGTAGCCACCTATAGCCATTTCCATAGGTTGTCCATCATCTTCTACTTCTAGCTCAGAGATGTCAAACATCATGTCATCTTCTGGTTCAATGACTTCCATGCCATCTACAGGTTCACCACCAATGCGTCCGTTCTCTTCCATGTCTTGATAGCCGAACTTAGCTTTAGCGCGTAGGTCTTCAAAGTACTTAACACCATAGTAACGTACTACGTCAGCAGGTACAACATACTCACCTTCACTTAGTTGTGCAGGGATGTCATCTCGTACTTCCTCTGGCATAGAACCTAGTGGTACTTCGTTACCAGACACAGGGTCAATACCTTGAGTGTTTTCAGGTACTGTGTCTAAGTCTAGAGCGCCACCTTCTGCGAAGGCCATTTCCATCTGTTTATCCATTTACTTTGTCCCTCAAGTACTGTAGTTGACGTAGCGCACGTATAGCACCCTGATGTCTATGCAGTTCTGCAGTATCTGTAATGTTCTCCATACTGCGGTGCTGTGCGGAAATACGCTCCTCTAACTCAGAGAGGAACGCTTCCCACGTAGATGTAGTGTTTACAAAGCTCTTAAGCGACATTACCGCTGAATCCTTGCTCACCCGGTGTAGGTGCTGTACCCATGCCTATCTGACCACCGCCGCCACCTGATGTGTCCTGTACGCCTCCCTGAGGCGCTTGTGGTGCCTGTTGGCCTCCTTCAGGTGCTGAGACACCCTGTGGGCCTTCTGGTGGCTGTGCTGGCTGCTGAAAGCCTTTGAGGATCTCAGCTTGGATAGCAGCATCCTGCATAGAGTTAGTAACCTTGTCTGGGTCAAGATCCATAGACTTAGCAATCTCACGAATGATGTAGTCCATCTTAGCGAAGGGAGCTAATACTGGGTTCTGTGCAACCTGCAAGAACTGCATCAAGCGTTGTGACCGTACTTCGTTAGCCATCAAACTCTCTGTACCAGATGCATGTACCTCTAAGTCACCACGAATTTGCTCATCAAAGTCAAACTGCATGTTGAAAGAGAAGAATGCTTTACCTAAGGGGCGAAGCAGATAGTCATCTACGTTCTTAACTACCGTCCGAATACTACCGTTAGCAGCAGACATAAGCATAGAAATACCAGAAGCTGTACGCCCAACGCCAGATACTCCGGTTTGTCCGTGAGCAAAGCTAGGGAATCCAGTACTCTCATCTGCTAGAACTCGTGCCTTATCAAAGAGTTGCATGTTCTCTTGTGCTACGTTGGGGAACTTGGTGCCGAAGATAGCCTGACCGGGTGCACCCCCAGCCCTGCGAAACACCTTGCCGGGATACACAGATAGGTCTTGCCCCGGTGTCAGGTTAGTCTCATCGACTTCAATGATAAGATTACCAGATAGTGCAGCGTTGTCAATAGCCATACGCATAAAGCCATTCATCAAAGTCTGCGTGTCATCCATGTTCTCAGCAATACCTACGCCAAAGAAGCTGTAGGGGTTATGCTCGTAAGGAACAGCGTAGTAAGGGATACGTGTAGGCTTGAAAGGATTAAGTACAAAGCGTAGTACTTCACCGTTACATACCCATACGTTACAGTTAACCTCGTCTAAGTCTTTCAACTCACTAGGTATTTTAACTCCATGCTCTTCTAGTAGCTCTGTATCTACGAAGCCCCAGAACTCAAGTACTTCCCAACGCTCAGAAGATGGCTGTGTATCGTCATCCTCCATAGTCATTTCCCAGTACTTCTGAATGTAGTCCGGCCCTTTATCTACAGCCATCTGAACTGAGTCAGACATAAAGTAGGGGCGGTTTTTCAAAGAGCGTAGCTGTGTGCGAGACATCTTATGACGTTCAACAGTATACTCTGCATCATTCATAGACTTAGCTTCTGGGTCTGGGTAGAAATCCCAAGAAGAAACATGGCTACACTCAGGTACAGTTTTTACCAGAGGGTCATACTCACCATCGTCATTCCAGTTAGGGTATTCCTTATCTACAGCGAATGGGCCTTTCATGACACCTGTGCCAAGTAGAGCCATCTCAAATGCCATAGATCGTAGATGTGTAGAAGCACCAGACTCTTGTAGCTGATCGTGGATCTTCTTCTCCATTTTCTTAGCTGCAATCATAGAAGGGTGAAACGATACAGTAGATGGTGTAGTTCCGTCACCTTCGATGATCTTATCAGATACAGCTTCAAGCTTGCTGTTAAGCCCAGCCATACGAGCTTGCAGATCCATGAGTGTCTCACCAGGTTTCAGTGTAGTGTCACCACTAATGAGATATGGACTAGCAGGTTTTTCTTCTGTTACAGGCTTGAGTGCATCTCCTGCGGCCTGAGCTTTAGGATCAATGTTGATATGCACAGCTTCTGCTACGCCATCGGGCAATACAGAAGGATTGACAGAGAGTGGGAACTTGTTGTTGCCAAAGAGTACGTCTACTATCTGACCGTATGCAGCAAGTGTTTTGGTCTTAGTAACCTTAACAAATACCCGCGACTTCTCAGTGTCTGTAAACGACACATCACTACCATAGATACCACGGTAGTTACGATATGCTTTCAGCCAGCGTTGTTCGTCTGCGTAACGAGAGTCTTCTGCTCGTTTGTATCGCTCCTGTACAAAAGATACTACACTATCTATACGTTCAAAGATACTGTCCGTACTGTCTTCTGCAGCTACGACTTCATCTGTCTCAAACATTTCTTCTTGTTCTGCCATGCGTTAATACCCGAATGTTGTGTCACTAGCTTGGAAGCCTGTGCGCTGTGTTGCTGGGTTGAAGTCCCATATGCTGCTGCGAGGACGTGTCATAACACCGTAACGTAAAGCATCATACAAGTGATCCTCTGCGTGAGTGTCTACATCTTCTGGGTTTCTTTTGTCCAGAGGAATGCTTGGTATCTGCGCAATAGTATTTGTGCAGTTGTTCATGAATACTAGGCGAGGCTTCTCAGTGAACTCATCTACCTGTAAACGCCTGTGTATTTCGTTTTTACCTGCGACACGAGAGCCTCTTGAGCGATCTGATGGACGCCAGCGGCAACCCTTCATAATCATTTGCTCAGCTAGTGATGGCCCCGTGTCGCCACGGTTGTGCCACAAAGAAGAGTCTAGCACCCCGTATCTGATTCCGCCATCGTGTTTCTCTAAGTCTAAGATCATATCTGCTAGATCAGTAGCTGTAACCTTAGAACAATATAGCTCTCTGTAAATAACGAGTTGCTCGTCTGGTGCAACAGCAAACCAGAGAACTCCCGTATAAGATCCGTAGCCGTAGTCGCAAGCTCTAAACTTAGCCCAGTTATCGGGAACTTCAAAAGCGTCAATGACATGCTGACTTCTGTCAAACTCTGGGAATGCGGCTCCATCGTTGATATCCCAATTACCTTCTAGGAGTTGCTTTCTTTGATGCTCCGGTAGTGATAAGAGCATCGCTTCATAGTCGCCTGCATCCGCAAGGTAGGGGTTATCGAAGAGTGACGCAGGAATAAACCTACGCTTAAACAGCGGCTGACCTGCTTTACTGTGTCCCTCAGGATAAGTGATAGTGTCGCCTGTTTCAACATTTGTAGCCCAAAAAGATTTATTCGCTGGGCCAGGATCAATGAACATCTTCTTAACCCACTGATGTCCACTTCCGCCTGGGTTGGTAGTAGCCCTCATGTACAAACCTAAGTGCTGGGCTGAGCTACGTAAACGAGATCTCATGTAGTCCCAAGCATAAGGTGAAGACCATTGTGTAAGTTCGTCAAACCCTATCCAGTTAAACGCCTGCCCTTGGTAGCGAGTAACATCTGTATCTTTATCCAAGTAGGACATCCAGAGACGCCCACCCCTCGGGCTAGTCCACTGTGATTTGCGCTCTGACCACTTGATTCCTGGTATGGCACGTGGATATAACTCCTGTGACTTCTGTATAAGTTCTCTTAGTTCTTCTGTAGTGTGACGTACAAGTAGTCCAGAGAAGTTAGGATCGTTTAACCCGTGTAGTGGATCTGCAAGCATGGCATAAGATTTACCACCACCAGCAGCACCACCATAAAGTACTTCACGCTCCGATGAACTCAGGAATGAAGTCTGGGGGCCGGGGTTTGGCTTGAACACGATCTCTTGTGCTACATCCACATCATACTCAGGAGCGACTACCTGTGCAGGAACAGTCTCCCGCTCAGGGGTAGCTACCTGTTCAACTACTTTTGCCGGACTCTGCGTATGCCCCGACCCCTTGGCTTTCGAGCTTCTCGATTTCCTCAAGGGTTTCTTGGAGCCACTGGGCAAGCTTGCGTTTAGTTGCAGCTGCTTTTTTACGTCTTTGCTCAACTTCGACTCTCTTCTTTAGGCCCATATGAGATATGTAACGACCTGTTTCTTTGCTTAGCCACTGTGCTACTGCACGATAACTATACTGCTTAAGATGCCTCTTTGCAAGCTCTAACGCTTCAAGCTCATGTTCGATTGGTACTAAAAGCTTATCATTGTCAGGATGTAGTTCATAACCCCATGGTATCTTAGGAGTTACACGAACTATTATGTGCCATTCTTTTTCGTGTCCTTTAGGTGGCTTTGGTAGTTGCCAGAATCCTAAGTCTCTTGTTGGAATACTTATTCGTTCGTACCTTCTTTT